ATTGTTGGTGGAATGATGACAGGTAATACCGAATCAGGTATTACAGTCACATACGAAGACGGAGACGGAACTGTAGACTTTACAGTAAGTCTTTCATCATTCGATACAGATGCATTATCAGAAGGAAGTTCAAACCTTTACTATACAGATGCAAGAGCAGATGCTAGAATTGATGCAGCAGATACAGATGCATTATCAGAAGGAAGTTCAAATCTGTATTATACAGATGCAAGAGCAGACGCAAGAGTTCAGAATGCAATCGTAGATTCAGATACTTTCGCAGGTGCAAGTGCAACTAGTGTTCCTTCTTCAGAATCAACAAAAGCATATGTTGATGCACAAACAACAGACGAAACTGCAGAGGGGTCAACAAACCTTTATTTTACAGAAGCAAGAGTTAAATCTTACTTAGGTGGTGGAACCTTTGACGGGAATATAATTCCAAGTGCAGATAACACTTATGACTTAGGTTCATCTTCCAAGATGTGGAAGGACGTGTATATCGGGCCAGGGTCATTATATGTTAACGGACAAAAAGTTATTGAAGAAGATTCAGGAACTATTGTTTTCAGTGCAGATGACAACCAAAATATGTCAATACAACCAAGTGGTTCGGGTGATTTAGAACTAGACCCAGTTGGAAGTGGTGTAATTGCTGTTAAAGGCCCTTTTCAAATTGAAGACGGACAAAATATTACTAACAGTGCTGGAAACGCAGTATCATTCAGTAATAACATAGTAGTTGACCAAATTGCCTCAAAATCAACAGACACTAACTTAGTGTTAAGTGGTAATGGAACAGGTAATGTCACATTAAACGACAACGTTGCAATTTCAGGTGACTTAACAGTTTCAGGAACTACAACAACTGTAAATTCAGAAACAATTTCACTTGCAGATAACATTATTGCATTAAACAGTAATTTCACTTCAGGTTCACCAACAGAAGATTCAGGTCTTAGTATCACTAGAGGTGGTTCTACTGCAAAAACTCTTCTTTGGGACGAAACAAATGATAAATGGACTGTAGGTTCAGAAACTTTTGTTGCTGCGACTTTTGAAGGAAACTTAACTGGTAATGTCACTGGAAATACTTCAGGTAGTGCTGGAACAGTCACTTCTATCAGTGGTCATAATATCTCAGTCCTAACAAACGACAGTGGATACTATAAAGCATCAGACAACGTATCATTAGGAACTATTGCATCAGGTGCGATAACAATCACTAATGCAACAAACAGTGGTGGAACTGCAAGAAACGTTTACCAATCAACATCAGCTCCTACAAGTAGTGATGGTGCAGTTGGTGATTTATGGGTTCTTTACTCCTAATATAGGGAGTAATAGAATTGCATAAATATAATATTAATATTCAGTGGAGATAAGATAAATGGCAACAGGTTATAGACAATATCCCTATATATCAAACGCTCAACAGCCTTTTACGTTTCAGAGTCCATTTACGTATTCTGCAAGGTATCCAGCAAGTGCTCAACAACCTTTTACGTATCAGAGTCCTTTTACGTATAATGCGAGGTATCCAGCAAATGCTCAACAACCTTTTACGTATCAGAGTCCGTTCACATATAGGGTTCCTTACATTGCTAATGCAAGACAACCATTAATCTATAGAAACCCTTTCACATATAGGGTTCCATATATTGCTAATGCAAGACAACCTATAATTTATTCACATAGGTCTCCATTTACGTATAGAAATCCTGTAAATGGACAACAACCTAACATTAGGAATGCACAAACACCATTCACATATAGAAATCCAGTTAATGGTCAAGAACCTAACATTAGGAATGCTCAGACTCCATTTACATATAGAAACCCTGTAAATGGTCAAGAACCTAATATTAGAAACAGACAGACTCCATTTACATATGACAACAGACAACCTTCTACATATCAGAGTAGACAACCTTCTACTTATCAACATAGAAGTCCGTCAACCTATATTAACCAACAGCCGTCAACGTATACTAATCAACAACCTTCTACATATGCAAGACAGGGACAAACACCCGAAGCTAGATGGGACGGAGTTGTATCACAGCAATGGCCTGCAACCCCAATTAGTTAAGGAATAAGATATGGCAACAGGAAATCAAAAAGTAAAAACACCTTCAGGTTGGAATTCAACTCAAGGTGCGTGGGTCAAAACTGGTTCTTCTTCATGGAGTGCAGTTGACCAAATCTATGTTAAGACACCTTCAGGGTGGAACAATGCGTCAGGACAAGAATTAACTCAAATTCCTTATCCTTATATTGCAAATGCTCAGACACCTTATATTGCAAATGCTCAGACACCTTATACTGCGAATGCACAAAATCCTTCTATTAGGAATGCACAGACACCTTATATTGCGAATGCTCAGACACCTTATATTGCGAATGCTAGACAACCTTCTACTTATCAACATAGAAGTCCGTTCACTTATCAGAACCCTAGTAATGCAAGACAACCTTCTACATATCAATATAGGTCTCCATTTACATACAGAAATCCTGTAAATGCACAACAACCTAACCAAAGGAGTAAACAGTCACCTTTCACATACAATGCAAGGTATCCTGCGAATGCTCAAAGTCCTAGTAATAAACAGTCACCTTTTACATACAGTGCAAGGTATCCTGCGAATATAAGACAACCAGTTCCAGCAAGAAACCCATTCACATATAGGGTTCCATATATTGCTAATGCTAGACAACCAGTTCCAGCAAGGAATCCGTTCACATATCGTGTGCCTTATATTGCTAATGCTAGACAACCAGTTCCAGCAAGGAATCCGTTTACATATAACCATAGACAGCCTGGAGTTTACTTCTTCCAAAGCGGTGGTGGTGGTGGTGGATATGTTCCTGTCTTTGGCCCTGACAACCCATACGACCAAGGAAATTTTAGATAAACATATCCAAATATAAAATCAAATAAAAAAGGGGTTCTGCAGACCCCTTTTTTATGTCCTAAATATATACTATGAAATACTTGAAATACTATTCAGACGTTATCAACGAAATTAAACCCGAAGATTGGAACTTAAAGGAAATGGATTTCCGAGACCTTATTGCAAAGGAAGATTACAATATTGGTGTTTTCCAAGATGTTTATAATATAGACAAAAAATCAGAAGAATACAAATCATTTAAATATATTTTTGAAAATATTATTCCACCTACAAAAATCATAAAATGGGGTGATATACTAGAACTTAGAAAGAATAAAACCTTTTTAGGTTTCCAAGGTGCTGGACTAGAATCTATTCACTATCACAAATTTTTGCCTAACGTATACACAGCAATAGAAAGAGAAGGTAGACAAGTAGGTCAAATGGATTGTAAGACTGCAGATGGTGAGTATGCAGATATAAGAAATTATGTAGAACTTACAGAAGAACAGAAATCAGATATGTGGTCTGAAATTCAAGTAAACTCTATGTATTATCATAGTGCAAAGGCACATTGGTTAATTCAGAGTATCCAAGAAGAGGGTTTAAGACACCCAATACAAGGAACTACATATAAAGTTGATAATAGATTTGGTTTTAGAATACACCCAGGCTCTATTAGGTCTAAAGTTTTCGAGGAATTAGAAGACCCCAACTTTGAAATATTTGCAACAGATATACATGATATCTTTGATATAACACCTTTAACTTGTGATGAAGCATTAGAGTTTTGGAGAAAGAAACTAGAAGATAAAAAAGAACATGTAAGTCACCCCAGTCTATCAATAACTTTCTGTAATGGAAATTTAGAATACAATCATAACTTAATGGAGTTGGGTTTTAGAGAAGAGGTTTATGCACATAGTAAAAAGGCCACACTTCAATCAAAAGGTAAACCCCTTAATATTTACATAGGATATGATTCTAATCACGGAGACCTACATGAGGTCAACAAAAGTTCAATACTAAATTCATTGACTAAAAGTATGGGTCAATATCAAAAAGAAACTCATTGGGAACCCGAAATCAAATTCCTTGACATTTCTAAACTTCCCGACTATAATAGAGAGTATGCAAATCAATCTACTGAATTTACTTACAGTAGATTTTTAATTCCACATTTAGAAAACTATGAAGGATATAGTATCTTTATTGATAATGACTTCATATGGAGAAACAATATTTTACCTCTATTCTATTATCTGAACTTAGATGATGCAGTTGCATGTATTCAGTATAAACAAATAGAACACGATACAACTAAGTTTAATGGTGAGGTCAATATAGATTATCCTAAAAAACTATGGTCAAGTCTTATGATTTTTAATAATGGTCATGAAGACTGTAAAAAGTTAACACCCGAAGCTGTCAATACATGGACAGGGAAACAACTACACCAATTCGAATGGACTGATAAGATTAGTCCGATACCCGAAAAGTATGTATTTACCGAAGGGTATGATAACCCCGATGAAAAATGGGATTACCATGGTATTCACTATACAAGGGGAGGCCCATGGGTAAAAGACATGGATTATTCCAACATAAATAATCTAGAGGATTGGATAAAAGCAAAAAACATCTTGCAAAAATAACAATTCTATTATATAATAGAAAGAGGAACAAATAAAATGAATGCATTAATCTACACGGAAAACGGAAAACTAATAATTAGAAAACCAAATGGTTTGGAATGGGAATATGAAAATGTTGATAAACCCGAACTAGGATTTGATTATGAGGTTCTTGTCTATGACGATATTGAAGTTAAAATATCAAAATGGAATGACGAAATTAGAGATTTTGAAGGACAGGAAAAATCTACATTATCTGATGAAGACAAACGTAGTATTGAACTATACATAGAAAATGCAGAACCACCTTTAGGATATAACTTAAATACTCAGTATATCAACAGACTAGAACAAACAATTGCTGGATATACTCAAGCAACTTCAGAGTTATATGGTATGACTGATTTATATTATGCATCATACGCTGGAAGAGAAGGTTCAAATCACCCTAGACGTGCAGATGCAAGAAGAGTTTTAGAATATTGTGATACTGCATACTCATGTTTTAGTCAGATTGCTCAAGAGATAATGTCCACAAGAGAAGATACTCTAAAACAATATGAAGAATACTTATCTGTAATTCCCGAACCACTAGTTCTTCCCGATTCTAGAACGGGTTAATGTATGGAGCTCATTCATCATAATGAGTCCTTTAAGTTAAAAGATATAGGATTCCCCCTTAAAGACATTCACATAATTGATAATTGGTTGCCAGTTCAACTACATCATTGGGTTGACGAATCAATTAGTAATTGCAACATTTGGGCAAAAAGGAATGAAGTAAGGGGAACAAGTCCTACAGGTTTATCACATCATCAATTTTGGGGTGGAACACTACTTTCTGCACTTGAAAGAAGTCCCAAATATGCATACCCCAATTTCGCAGGTGATATCTCAGATTACCACAATTCTGCACCCAAGTTAGTAGCAAGATTTTTAGATAAAAAACTACAAACTGATTTTGGATTTATATGGGAGAGATTTCAGTATATGGGATTAAACTCTCAAACACAAGGATTGCATGGAACAACTCATTCAGATTGTAATATGGAAGATGAGTGGAACCTATCTTTTCTGTATTACACTAATAAGTTTTGGTCAAAACATTGGGGAGGCCCTTTGAGAATATACGATGAAATGCAACAGGGTTTACATGGAAGAGACGACCACATTAAGAACCACCAAATTGCAGAAATAGAGTTTGTTCCAAATAGACTCGTTGTATTTGACGGAAGAATACCACATGGTGCAGACGCACCCACACACGAAGCACGATATATAGATAGGAAGTCAATAGTAATCAGAGGTGATGAAATTAGACTCGTAGAAGATAAAGAATGGTTTAAACAATGCCCACAATAGAATTCAATACATTTAATGAACAGACTTTAAAGGATACTAAACCAGTATTAGCAAAATCTGTCACACCCGATTGGTGGAAAGGTATGAAGTTCAATGAATATACTCGTGGAATCATGGGAACTACTATACGTGCATGTCCAGCCATGGACGATTGGTTAAAGAGTGGTTGGTATTTGTGTGCAAATCGAGATATGATTGTGAAAAATGGTCACATAGACGACAATGGTGACAGTCAATATGTCGCAGCTCAAGAATTTGGAGATGGTTGGGAAACTGCTTCTCCTAATCACCCTTCATGGCAGATGGGATATGCATTTCAATATCTTCATGATGATGAAGCACCTGTAAGAAGTGCATTCAAGTTCAGAAATGCATGGAACATAACTACACCGCCTGGATATTCTACATTGTATCTAGACCCATTCTTATTTCAAAATAAATACTTTGCAACATGGCAGGGAATTATTGATACAGATAAGTTTAATGCAAACTATGACAATGCACAAATTATATTTTATCCACGTGTTGACCACTCGTTTGTTATAAAGAAGGGAACCCCTTTAGTTCAAGTAATACCATTTAAAAGAGAAGAATGGAATGCAACTTACATAGTAAACGGGAGTGAAGATTGGACAAAGAATAGAAGTTATTTAACTGCAAATGAAGGTCGTAATAAAACTATGGACGAGTTTTCAAGAGACCCATCAACTTCTAATGAAGCAAGAAGTGAAGAATTTGCATTGGGTGGATATCGAGGGGGGAAACTACATACAGGTAAAGGAAAAAACTTTAAAGAAACAAGTCCACCACCCGAGTGTCCTTATCATGTCAGTGAAGACTCACCCGAAATACAATTAGAATTACCTATAGGAGATAACGATGGCGATTAGATTACTATTTCCATATGCATGTATTGAAAGAAACCTTTTAGATGAAGGTGTATTGACAGAAGATTACGTGGATATGTTGAAAAATGATATGGACAGTATGAGAAAAAAAGACCCGAAGGGTAGACAAGTTTCTAATCAATATACTGGTTGGCAGTCTGATGATGGTGTAGAGAGAAGTCCAGTGTTTGCAAAAGCCTTGAGAGCAATTAAAAATACATTTGATGATGAATTATTGAGTTATACAGGACATAATCCAGCTGAGGTTCAATTATCAATAGGTAATTCATGGGCAAACATTAATGATAATACAGCATGGAATGCTCCACACTTACATAATGGTTGTTGGTATAGTGGTGTGTTTTATATAAAAGCAGATGGTGATGAGGGTTGTTTTATGGCTATTGATACAGATTGTAAAGTAGTTTCAGACTTTCCACATTCTCCTAGAGAACAACAGAACTGGAAACTTGCACCAAGGACTGGAACTTTATTCTTATTTCCAAGTGCATTAATGCATATGGTTGAACCCAACCTTACTCAAAAAGATAGGTATAGTATATCATTCAATATGAATATAAACTTCCTTTCAGCTTCGTCAAGATTATCTACAGGTAGAGGATTTCACCCCGATGAACTTGTTTTTCAGACTGACGAAAGTGGAAAACTAATTCAAATACCTACTCCAGTAGACGACTAGCATTCATAAATAATGGTATGGAAATCGTCATATCACCTTACATCTTATGGAATGTCATAATGACAGTCGTAATCTTACCAATAGGTTTTTTGGTAAGGAACGTATTGTCAGAACAAAAGAGAATTGATATTCTAATCAATAAAACAAGAGAAGAGATTGCTAGAGACTACGCAACTAGAGAACAAATTGAAGCTGATTTTCAAAGAATTATGGATTCAATTAGTAATATAGATACAAAGATAGATAGACTTCAAAGTAAAACCTATTTCCAAGATTAAATTCGTTATAAATAGTAGTATAACAGGAAACTACTATGGCAGAACCAAATTCAAAAGCAACCTTTAAAGAGTATATAAAAAGAAAACTTGGAGCTCCAGTTCTAGAAATCAACGTGGACGATGACCAATTTGACGATAGAATGGACGAAGCTCTGCAGTATTTCCGTGAATATCATTACGATGGTTCTATAAAAACATACCTCAAACACCAAATTACCCAAGACGAGATTGATTCATTTAAAACGAATGAAACTCACACTGCAGCGACAAGTGGAACACATGCAATTTCAGGTCAGACGTTTGGTGAAGGTCAAAACTACATTACACTACCCGAACATGTGTTAAGTGTATTGCAGATATTCCCTTTCAATTCGGGTCAGACTTCAAGTATGTTTGATATTCAATACCAATTAAGACTTAATGATTTGTATGATTTAACTTCAACCAGTGTTTTATATTATTCACAAGTTCAATCACACTTATCACTTTTAAACGATATCTTAGTGGGTCAGATACCTATAAGATATAATATGCACTCTAACAGACTCTACATGGACTACAGTGCAAGTAAATTAAGTGCTGGTGAGTATATCATTATTGAATGTTATAGAAAATTAGACCCTACAGACATGACTGATATCTACAATGATATGTGGTTGAAAAAATATGCAACTGCATTAGTTAAGTATCAGTGGGGTGAAAACCTATCCAAGTTCCAAGGTATTGCACTTCCAGGCGGGGTGACACTCGATGGTTCTGCAATGAAACAAGAAGCACAAGAAGAAATTACAAAATTAGAAGAAGAGTCTAGACTGAACTTTGAAATGCCAGTCATGGACTTAATGGGGTAATAAATGCCTACAAACGTATTTTTTAACCATGCAGTATCTACTGAACAACACCTTTATGAGGATTTAGTTGTTGAGTCATTACGAATTTATGGTCACGAAACATATTATCTACCAAGAGAAATTGTAGAGGAAGACACTATACTTGGTGAAGACGTGCAGTCAACATTCGGTGATGCATATTCCGTAGAAATGTATTTAGAAAATACAGAAGGTTTCGAAGGAGAAGGAGACCTCATGTCTAAGTTTGGTGTCCAAGTAAGAGACCAAGCAACATTTATCATATCACTCAGAAGTTGGGAGAGATTCATATCTTTGGATTCTAACCTTGCAACTTCAATGAGACCCAACGAGGGAGACTTACTTTATTTTCCTCTTAGTGGTTCAATGTTTGAAATCAAATTCGTAGAACACGAGAATCCATTTTATCAAGTGGGTAAACTATTTGTATTTAAATTACAATGTGAGTTGTTTGAATATAGTGGAGAAGATTTCGATACTGGTTCATATGCAGACTTGATAGAACTAGACCAAGCATATTCAATAGGATTAACAATGACTGGTCAAGATGCATATAGTATTGGTGAAAACATAACTAAGGACGGAGTTGTTGTTGGTGAGGTTCAAACGTCACTAGGTAATGCAACAACAATTATTCATAACACTGCAACACTTACAGTCGGTGATACACTTGTTGGTGTAGATTCGGGTGTATCTGATACAATTGCAGCTATCAATGACGTATTAACTATGTCTAACGATGGTTCTGCACAAAATAAAGACTTTGAAGATAAAGCAGATAACTACTTAGACTTCTCAGAGACAAACCCATTCGGTGAGGTCACATAATGTTTGGGACACATTTTTATAATGAGACAATTAAAAGAGCAGTGTCAATCTTTGGAACACTGTTTAATAATATCACATTAAAGAAAACAAAGGAAGACGGAACTGTATTAAGTATAACAAAGGTTCCAATTTCATACGGCCCAAAACAAAAATTTCTTGCAAGACTACAAGAAGAACCCAATCTCTCTGATAACAACAGAAGTGCAATTTCTTTACCAAGACTTGCATTCGAACTAAATGGTTTTGAGTATGACCCTACAAGACAACAAAATAAATTGATAAGACATTCTAAATCTGATTTAGATACAGACGGAGTGAATCGTTCATATCAATACAACCCAGCACCATACAACCTAACTTTTACACTAAGTGTTCTTGCAAAGAACATGAATGATGCATTACAAATCGTAGAACAGATACTACCATATTTCCAACCCGAATATACAGTCACAATGAAAATGATTGACTCTATGTCAGATACTAGAGACGTTCCAATCACACTTAATAGTGTTGCAATGGAAGATACTTATGAAGGTTCCTTTGAGGAAAGAAGAGTTATTGAGTATACCTTAGAGTTTACTATGAAACTATACTTCTTCGGCCCAGTTTACACTGGAAGTGTTATTAAAAGTGTTATTGAAAGAGAATATATCAATACAGGAAATGCAAACTTTACAACTTCAGAGATTAATGATTCAGGATTAGTCAAAGAGGTTAAACACTATGAACCTGCTTTTGCAGAAATACCAAATGTAGTGTCCAACTCCACAACAATCACCTTTCCAACTGCAATAAATACAAAGATAAGTGCAAATGACGAAGTATTTGGAACAGGAAATGCAACCAATCCAACAGTAGTTTCAGTTGCAACTGATAAACTATCTATGGTAGTTTCAGATGCAGTGACTATAGAAACGAACACTACACTTAAATTTGTAGGTTCTGTTGACCCAACAGATACATTCGTAGTTGCAGAAACAGTGACATTTTATGATGATGGTGCTAAAGAAAGTTTTAGTGAAACCAATGACAGTTAATTATGACAAAAGAACCAATAGACGATAAGTTAAACTCTCTCTTAGATATCAACACCGATATCAAAAAAGAAACACAAGTAGTCCAACTTCCTTCAAGAGCAGAGAATATGGACACGGACTATAAGTATGCCCGTGAGAACCTCTATAACCTCGTAGAACGTGGACAAGATGCTATTGACGGAATACTTGAGTTGTCCAAAGAAACCGAACACCCACGTGCATATGAGGTCGCAGGACAGTTGATAAAGACAGTAGCCGATACTGCAGAGAAACTACTAGACGTTCAGAAAAAAATTAAGGATTTAGAAAAAGAGGACGAACAAAGAATAGGTAAAGTTGAAAATCACCTATATGTTGGTTCTACTTCAGAACTGCAAAAGTTTTTGAAGAAAGAAAAGAAAGATGGTTAAACCCACAAACGAAGGTTATCTTGGTAATAATCTAATAAAAAGAGCTGGAATTGAAACCCAGTATACCAAAAAACAGATGGCAGAATACTTGAAGTGTTCTGAAAATCCTGCTCATTTTATAGAAAATTATACACAAATCATATCACTAGACGAGGGTATGGTTCCTTTTCAATTACGTGGATATCAAGAAAACCTAATCAATCATTACAATGAGAATCGTTTTAATGTGGTTCTTGCAAGTAGACAGAGTGGTAAATCAATCACGTCTTGTGCATATCTATTGTGGTTTCTGTTATTTAAACCCGAAGTCACTGTAGCGGTTCTTGCAAACAAAGGTGCAATTGCAAGGGAAATGATTGCACGTATCGTCACCATGTTAGAGTCTGTTCCTTTCTTCTTACAGCCAGGTGTTAAGATTCTAAACAAAGGGTCAATTGAATTTGCAAATGATAGTAAAGTCGTTGCAGCTGCAACTTCTTCAAGTTCAATTCGTGGACTTTCAATTAACCTACTATACTTAGACGAGTTTGCATTCGTAGACGATGCAGAGACATTCTATACTGCAACATATCCCGTTGTGACCTCGGGTAAAGACTCTAAGGTTATTATTACCTCTACTGCAAATGGTGTGGGTAATATGTTTCATAAGATATATGAATCTGCAGTTCACGAACAATCGGAATATAAATCCTTTCTTATCAACTGGTATGACGTGCCAGGCCGAGATGAGGAGTGGAAGAAAGAAACTATTGCAAACACCTCAGAAGCACAATTTGAACAAGAGTATGGGAACTCATTCTTAGGAACTGGTAATACACTTATTAACTCTAATACACTATTAGGTATGAGAGCAATAGAACCCGACTGGAATAGAGACAACTTATTTCTATATGAAAAACCATTAGAAGGTCATAGATACGTATGCACTGTAGACGTATCCAAAGGTAGAGGATTAGATTACTCTTCATTTACAATTATAGATGTGACTACAAGTCCCTTTAAGCAAGTATGCACATATAGAGATAATATGATAAGTCCCCTTCTCTTCCCCGATATTATAAATAAGTATGTTAAACATTATAATGAACCAGTCGTTATTATAGAAAATAATGCAGAGGGTGGAATGGTTGCAACACAACTACATTACGAGATAGAATATCCGAATGTATTTGTTCAAGGTCAATTAAAAGCCGAAGACATAGGTGTGACCATGTCTAGAAAGATTAAGAGAATCGGTTGTTCTACACTCAAAGAATTATTAGAAGAAAATAGACTTATTCTGAATGACAGACATACTATTACAGAACTTATGACATTTGTTCACAAGGGTAATAGTTGGGAAGCAGATAGAGGATATAATGACGATATGGTCATGAATTTGGTATTATTCAGTTGGTTTGTGACCACTGCATACTTTGAACATTTAACCGATACACAAGTTAAAGATTTATTGTATTCAGAACAACAGAGGTTAATCGAAGACGATTTACTACCAGCTGGTATATTTGACGGGGAATCCCAGTCAGATACCTTTGTAGATAACGAAGGAGACCGATGGTTTCACAAAAGTATGGATATACCAATTAAACTATAGGTTGTTGGGTTTTTAAAAGTTATAAATAAAACAGTAAACAACTTTTTACATTAACAGGAGTAAAAGTATGGCATTTCAAGTATCACCAGGCGTTCAGGTCTCCGAGATAGACCTGACTAATGTTGTCCCAGCCGTTTCATCGACTACAGGTGCATTTGCTGGACATTTCCAATGGGGCCCTGTTGGTGAAGTAATAACAGTTTCAGATTCTAAGGGTTTAGTTGATAATTTTTATCAACCAGCTAATTCCGACGCTGGAGCAGAGGACTTCTATTCAGCGGAATCATTTCTAAAATATGGTTCATCACTTAGAGTGGTTAGAATCAACACATCTCAATTAAACAATGCAAACTCATCAAGTGGAACTGCATTACTTAAAAACAATGACGATTATGTCAATACTTACCAAGATGGTTCTCAGAATGGGACTGTAGGTAATTATGTTGCAAAATACGCAGGTGCTTTAGGTAATTCATTAAAAGTTTCAGTATGTGCATCTTCAAATGCATATTTCAACGATGCAGTGACAACAGTCACGGGAACAGAATCAGTGGGTCAAACAACTATAACAGTTGGTGATTCATCAGGTATGTTCGTAAGAGACATCGTAAGGTTTGCTGGACATAACAACGAATACAGAGTATTGACGATTCCTGATGGAACTTCAATCACTATCGAAGCACTTGGTCAACCAAGTGGAACGGGTCTACTAACTGCAGTCGCAGGTGGTGGAAACGTAGATAGATACTGGGAATTCTATAGTTCATTTGATAAAGCACCTGCTAAGTCAGGAACAGCAACAGCTGCTGGTGGTTCAGATGACGAAATTCATGTTGTTGTATCAGACCAAGACGGATTATTCAGTGGAGTTAAAGACACAATCTTAGAATCATACGGATTCGTATCACTTGCGTCAGACTCTAAAGATGGTCAAGGTCAATCAAATTACTACAAAAACGTTATTGCAAGAGACTCAGACTACATTTACTGGTCAGGTCATTCAACAGACTTACTTGCATCTGCAAATGAAACAAGAACTCATTTACAATCTGCAACAACTACATTCGGTAGACCTTCTGCAGTTATCACTTCGTCACTTGGTGGTGGAGTAGACGGAAGAGTTCCTACTGCTGGTGAGAAATATGGTGCATACCAAACTCACTTCGGTGATGCAGAAACAATAGACGTATCATTCCTAATTGCTGGTTCAACAAGAACTGATAACGGAAGTGGTGTCGAACAAGACATTCTTGCAGACCATAACACAATCGTTAATCAACTTATTGCAGTTGCAGAAGGAAGAAAAGATTGTATGGTTATAGTTTCACCAAGACGTGCATCAGTAGTTGGTGTATCAAGTGAATCTGCACAATCAACTAACGTGATTGCAGACTACTCATCAGTCACATCAAGTTCATATGTTGTATTAGACAGTGGTTGGGTATACCAATACGATAGATACAACGACAAATACTGCTACGTGCCCTCTAATGGACACACAGCAGGTATAATGGCAAGGTCAGACTTATTAAGAGACCCATGGTTCTCACCTGCTGGTTTCTCAAGAGGTCAATACTTAGGTATCACTAAACTTGCGTTTAACCCTTCACAATCATCAAGAGATGATTTATATCGTGCAAGGATTAACCCAATAGTCACCTTCCCTGGCCAAGGAACAGTATTATTTGGAGACAAAACAGGTCTTACAAGTCCTTCAGCATTCGATAGAATCAATGTCAGAAGGTTATTCATAGTCTTAGAAAAAGCAATCGCAGTTGCAGCTAAATCACAACTCTTTGAATTCAACGATGCATTCACAAGAGCTCAATTCCGTGCTGCTGTAGAACCTTTCCTAAGAGATGTTAAAAATAGAAGAGGTCTAGTAGATTTCTCAGTATTATGTGATGAAACTAACAACACTGATACAGTTATAGATAGAAACGAATTTGTTTGTTCTATATTCGTGAAACCTGCTAGAAGTATTAATTTTATTACTTTAAACTTTGTTGCTGCTAGAAGTGGTGTTGAGTTTGAAGAAATATACAGTGCAGTTTAAGGAGAAATAAATGGCAACTATAGACCAATTTAAAGCACAACTTATCGGTGGAGGCCCACGTGCTAACCGATTTAAAGTTTTTATACCAAGAGCTGGTAATAAGATTGAATTCTTGTGTAAAGCTGCTAATATCCCAGCAGGGACTTTAGGAGAAGTTATCGTTCCTTTCAGAGGACATAACCTTAAACTTGCTGGAGAAAGAACTTTCGAAGATTGGCAGATTACAGTTATCAACGATGTTGAATTTTCTGTAAGAAGTGGTCTAGAAGCGTGGCAAGAAGAAATTCAAGCTATGGATAGTGGAGTAGGTTCAACATCTACAGACTATTTAATATCTAGAGCCTTCGTAGAACAACTAAACAAAGATGACTCAGTCCTTGCGAGATACGAGTTTTTCAACATGTTCCCAAAAAATCTTGGTGCTATCGAGTTATCTTATGATACTGTTGATGCACTAGAGGAATTTACTGTTGACTTTACTTTCTCTCACTGGGAAAGAGTTCAGTAGTTTTTAAAGTGAAGAATTACCACACATTTTGGTGGTATAAATATTAGTATGGAAATTTTAGGGTTTGAAATAAATCGTAAGAAAGACGATTTAAGAACGACAGAAGACAAGAATCAAACGTCTTTTGTCCCACCAGTTGACGATGACGGGACACCCGTCATTGAACAACAAAGTGGTTTTGTATCGGGAGCTGCCTACGGGTCGTTTGTCGATATGGAAGGCGGTGTCAAGAATGAGGCAGAACTTATTCGTAGATACCGAGAAACGTCTTTGGTGCCAGAGTGTGACTCTGCAATCGAAGATATAGTTAATGAGTGTATCACGTCTGACACATCAGATAAGATAGTATCACTCGACCTCAGAGACGTTAAACTCTCTGACAGTATCAAGAAAAAGATACAAGAAGAGTTTAATCACATCTTATCTCTAATGAAGTTCAATCAGAACTCTCATGAATTGTTCAGAAAATGGTATGTCGATGGAAGAATTTACTTCCATAAAGTCGTTGACTCAAAAAGACCTAAATTAGGTCTAGTTGACTTAAGAAATGTTGACCCGATTAAAATTAAGAAGGTCAGAAACATTGAGAAGAAAAAGGGTGCCGACAAAATTGATAGAATTTCTAAAATAGAAGAGTTCTATCTCTTTAACGACAAAGGATTTGATAAATCCACTGCAACAGAAGGACATGTTGTAAGAATTGCACCTGAAGCTGTATGTTATACAACTTCGGGATTACTTGACTACACTAAGAACGTAGTTATTGGTTATCTGCATAAAGCATTGAAGACTGCAAATCAGTTATCAATGTTGGAAGATGCACTTGTTATTTACAGAATATCACGTGCTCCCGAAAGAAGAATTTTCTACATTGACGTAGGAAACCTTCCAAAAGCAAAAGCAGAACAGTATCTTGCAGACGTTATGAACCGATATAAGAACAAATTGGTTTACAATGCAGATACAGGGGAAATCAAAGACGATAGAAAACATATGAGTATGTTAGAAGATTTTTGGTTGCCTCGTAGAGAAGGTGGTAGAGGAACAGAAATTACTACACTGCCTGGTGGACAGAACTTAGATGATATTGCAGATATAGAATACTTTAAGAAGAAACTATATCAATCACTAAATGTCCCCGCCTCTAGAATGGAAGCAGACAATGGATTCAATATGGGTCGTGCGTCTGAAATTTCTAGAGACGAACTTAAATTTAATAAGTTCACAAACAGACTTCAGAAGAAGTTTGCAAGAGTTTTTACTGATATTCTTAAGACTCAATTGGTTCTTAAGGAAATCACAACTGGAGATGAATTTGATAATATCAAAGATTTTCTTCAGTATGACTTTGCAACCGACAACCATTTTACAGAGTTGAAAGATGCAGAGATAATAAGAGAGAGATTAGATACTCTCTCAAATATTTCCGACTATGTTGGAGAGTATTTTTCTAAAGAATACGTTAGAAAATACATTCTAAGACAGACGGAAGAAGACATTAAATTAATAGACTCACAAATTTCAAAAGAAGGAGATAGTGGTGAGGACAATGAAGGAAGTGATCGTCATGACTTCGGAGGATTTTAAAAATGAGTAGTGAAATTGCAAAAGAAATAGTAGACTCAATTGAGAGTGGTAAGTTAGATACTGCAAAAGACCAAATATTTACTGGTATTAAACAGAAATCTGCAGAATCTATCGATATGAAAAGAGTTGAAATGCAAGTGGATTGGATGGATAAAGTTAACGAACCAACTGGTGAAGTAGAATAACTGATGAAATCCTTTGCAGAAATCACTGTTGAGTTAAACGAAGCAAAGTTTAAATTACCTCGTGGACATAAAGAACTCAAGAGAGATGTTGTAAAAATAGGTGGTAAGGATATAGTAATCACTTACACTGAATATCGAGGTAAAGTCCACGTCTATGTAGACGGACAAAGTTTCGGTGGTGCAATATACAAAGATTTAAAATCTGCTGAGAAAGAAATGAAATCCATGAAGGAAGTTATTAAAACAATGTCGGAAGAAGAAAACATAGACATAGAGGAAATTTTCAATGAAATTAATATCAGAGTTTAATAATTACAGTGTTTCTCCAATCATAATTGAGGAGAATGACAAAGGTCAAAAAGAATACTTCATTGAAGGTGTCTTTATGCAAGCCGAAATCAAGAATAGAAATGGACGTGTATATCCTAAAGAGGTTATGCAGAAAGAAGTAAAAAGATACAACAAAGAATTCGTAGAACAAGATAGAGCATTCGGTGAGTTAGGACACCCCGAAGGGCCGACTATCAATTTAGACAAAGTTTCACATATGATTACCAAACTAGAAGAAGATGGTAATAACTATGTGGGACGTGCAAAGATTTTAAGCACACCCAATGGTCAAATCGTAAGAAATTTGATTGATGATGGTGCTAAATTGGGAGTATCATCACGTGGACTAGGTTCCCTAGAACAAAAAGGTGGTGCTCAATATGTAAAAGATGACTTTCAACTTGCTACAGCAGGTGACATTGTTGCAGACCCGTCTGCACCCGAAGCTTTCGTTAACGGAATCATGGAAGGTGTAGAGTGGATTTATCAACATGGTAAACTTACTGCTCAAGAAATTGATGAGATGCATACCGAAATTAAGACGGGAAAATCACATAAATTGGAAGAAATCACTATAAAATCATGGAAAAGGTTCGTTGAGAGTCTTTAACATATAAATAAAAAAGTAAACTCAAACAGGAGAAAAACATGGCAGAGTTAGAAACAAACCTAGATACAGTTGAAGAAACTGTAGATGCATTAGAAGAAGGTCAACAGCCTAACGCTAAAGCAGAAGATGGTGACAAGAAGCCAGTAAAACAAGGGTCGTCCGACGCTGAGAAAATCGAAAGCGGTAAGGGTGATGTCGTCAAACCTGAAGAAAATCCTGTTGACAAAGCTGTTGCATCAGTAAAATCAGCTGAAACAGCACCTTCTAACGAAGGTGATGCTCAGAAGAAAGGTGCATCAAAACCTGAAAAGGGTGATAAACTCAAAGAAGGTGAAGAAGATTCTAAGAAAGATGTTGCTACAACATCTAAAATGGAGAACATTAAAGCTATCGTCAACAATATGAAGGAAATGACTAAAGAAGAACTTCAAAAAACTTTTGGTAGTATATCAGAAGACGAAGTTGACGAAACCTTGACAAAAGCAGAAGTCGCTAGAAAAATCGTTGAAACACTAAAATCTATGAATGAAGCAGAAGTTGCTAAGTTCGCAGAGAAGTATGAAGACGAAGAAGAAGAAGAGAAAGAAGAATCAGTCAAAGAAGAATCTGTTGACGAAGAAACTTCTGCAGAACTCGAATCTTCATTAGTAGAGATAGAAGTAGAAGACGACCTATCTGCAATCTCAGAAGCACTTGACCTTTCAGAAGAAAATCAAGAAAAAGCTAAAACAATCTTCAAAGCTGCAGTGACTTCAAAAGTTGCTGAAATCAAAGAAGAACTTGAGTCTCAATACTCAGAAGAATTAAAAACCTCAGTAGAGAAAGTTAAAGGTGACCTCGCGGAAGCAGTTGACAAGTATCTTACTTATTGTGCAGATGAATGGACGAAAGAAAATGAACTTGCTATAGAAAGAGGTTTGAGGTCTGAGATGACTGAAAACTTTATCGAAGGATTGAAAACATTGTTCGTAGAACATTATGTTGACGTTCCTGAAGATAAGTATAACGTTATCGATGAACTCGCAAATCGTCTCGATGAGATGGAAGAAAAACTTGACAACGAAGTGTCTAAAAACATGGAAATTGTTGAGGAAAACGACCAACTTAAGAGAAGTGACGTGATAAGAGAAGCCTGTAAAGACTTATCTGAATCACAAAAAGAGAAAATGGAATCATTATCAAATGGTGTAGACTTTAAAGATATCGAAGACTTTAGTGATAAAGTTCAAGAAATCAAAGAAGCTTACTTCCCAGTTGAAGGTGAATCCATCTCTGAAGACACTATAGTTGAAGAAGGAACTGGAGAAATCTCAGAAGAGAAAGAACCTGTTCTAGAACCTTCAATTGCTAGATATTCAGAGGCATTATCAAAACTTAAACCATTAGGTTAATTTAAAGGAGATTAAAAACAATGTTTTTATCAGAAAACTTACAAGATAAGTGGTCGCCGATTCTAGAACACTCCGATTTA